CCACCAGGTGAAAGAATGGAAAGATAAGGGCTACAACGTAGGCCAGATTGCTTCTATGTGGAACGCTGGTGTTGGTCGACCTAATGCCTATAAGGAAAATCTACGTGGTACTAATAGTGCTGGAGTCAGTTACGACACTCCAGCTTATGCCAAACGTGTCGCTGAAACGTATCAGGGACTCAAGGCCACAACTAAACCAGCTCAAGCAGCTGGAGCAGGTATCGGTCAAACTCAACAGCCAGCTGAAAACGCAGGGGCTTCAGACCCTATTCAGAACGTATGGGAAGGTAGAGCTGCATTTCCATCTCAACAGGGAGATACGGTAGCTACATCTCTAGCTAAAACAGCTGGTAACCTACCCGGTGCTGCCTTTAACCTAGCCCGGACCGCTATTGCTCCAGTCAACCCACTTGAATACGAGAATCCAATGTCTATTGGAGGTGCGATTGCTAAGGCACCTGGAATCATTAGTGACATCTACAAAGAACGTGGTTTTCTAAAGGGAACTGGCGATATTATTGGTGGCTTTTGGAATCAACCAAAAAAGGTAGTCACAGGAGCTTTGAATCTTGCTGAAAAGGCTAGTAACGAGATACAACAGAGAGGACTAGGCGGTGCTCTAGCTGAAGGTACCGGCCGAGTGGCCCAAACTGTTATCAATGACCCTACCTTAGTTCCATCGATTTTAGCTGGCCCTAAAGCTGCCGGAGCCAAACGTGACCTCATCTCAGATATTGCTACCCCAGTCACCAAGCCAGCCGCTAAGGTAGGTGAAGCCATAGTAGAGCGTGCCGATAACAAGTCCATCTCAGCTCGTGAACAAGCTCTACGTGAAGTAGATGAAAAGTATGTTGATAGACGTGCCTCAATGGCCGCCTCTCCTGATAACTGGGTAGAGACTCGTCAACGTGCTGCTCGTAGCAACGTACTTACTGACAAGGGAATCATTAATGAAGACGGAAATATTGTTGGAGCCACTAAAGCGGCTGAAAACTTCGAGTCACAGGCTATTGGTGAAGGTAACCAAGCAGTGAAGACCCTACTAGAACGTGAAGGGGTAGGAATGGATATAGAAGAGCTCAGGAGAGAAATGAAACAAGTCATTACTGACTCTTTTGAAGGTGCTGAATTGGTGGCAAATCTAAAGAAAATGCAGCAAGAAATTGCTGGACTTCGATACAAGAATCCAAGTGGACGTATCATGCTCTCTGACTTGCATGACCTAAAGATTAAGTCTAGACCTCGTGGTAAAGATTACGAAGATCCTGAGAAATCTCGATACAAGAAACAAATCTCTCGAACCTACAAAGAAGCTATCGAAAAACGAAGTAGCGAGAATGTCAGAAAGATTAACGCTGAACTCCAAAAACTATATGACACTCGTGAATACATCGCTGGTCTACAAGGCAAGCGTATCGATAGTGGAAAGCTCGGTAAAGCTGTCTCTCGTGCCGGAGGTGCTGTCGCTGGTGCCGTGGTTGGTGGAGCTCTAGGAGGTATTCCTGGCGTTATTGCTGGCTCATACGCTGGAGGAGCTGTTTCTAACAAACTAGCTGGAAAATCCCTTGCTAGAAAGTTCGGTAAACCTACCAAACGTCCTCGTTCTCTTAAGAATCCAGTCGTAGAAGAAGCTATTGCTAAAGGTAAAGCAGACCGTAAACAACTGGCTCTACCAGCCCCACGACCTAAAAAACCACTTGCACTACCACCAGGTAGAAAAGAAGTAGTTGGTGGTCCTGTAATACAACTTCGTCCGTCTAAGAGTATGGAAAAGGGTGTAGAGAAACTACCATACCTTGATAGTCTCGATATAAAAAACTTGAAGAAGATGGCAGAAGAGCCACTAGAAATGCCAGCTGAACTTAAGAAATACCTAAATATTAGTGATGATGTAGAAGAAGTGGCAGTAAAAGCTAAAAATGAATTACCAGATGAGTTAGAAAACAAACTGGTAGCTCTTCAGATTGCCAAAGAAACTCTTGACGAACATCCAGCTAAAGCTCTTTCTAAATTCACTGCTAAACGTGGTGAATTTAAAGGTCAACTATCTGAACAGGGACAGACTAAAGGAGGTTTTGGTCTCGATGAACGTATCTCAGAATCAACACAAGGTGCATACGATACGGTAGAAGAAGCACGTGCTGGATATATTGACTACATTAAAAACAAGGAACAAGTCGCAGCTGAAGCTAAAGCTGTTATGGCTGAGGTGAAAGCCTGGAAAGCTGAAAATGCTAAACCTAAGAAAGCGAGCAAGCTGAAAGAGATCTTCGACAGTGCAAAGGAGAACTTAAAAAACCCTCAACTTAGACAAGGAGGCTATGGCCTAAACAAACCAAAAGTAGTAGGAACGAAACCACCAGTATTACTGAAATCTTCATCTACTAATTCTACCACGAAGAAAGCCGCTGAACTTGCTTCTCCCCACCTAACTGATGCTAAGGAATACCTGCAAAAGTCTAAAGGTCTCTCAGTCTCTGACATCATGGCTAAGTACCCGGATATTAACCTCAAAAAAGACGTACCTATCACTGACATACATGGTAATAAGCGAACTATCCCACAAGGTGAAGCTCTAACTCCATACGAACTCAAAGGCGGTAAGGTACTTCTCCAAGATGGTGTTACTTATGTGGTAACTAAAAACCAATGGCAGAACGTAAAAGGACAGTCTGTCTCAGGTCAGGCTACTGAATTTGCACCTGAATTGAAGGGGACTGTAGAAACCGTGAAGGGAGCAAAAAAAACTACACTTAAAGAAGTACAAGCGGCGAAAGCCAGACAAGATTGGGATGAGTTTGAGCGTCTTAACAATGAATATAAAAATCCAGAACCAAGTGCCACTAAATACTCCCAATACACCCTAGACGGTGGAGAGAACTACCGCGAGATATTGATACAGGCACCGTACAATCAACGGTTAAGTCGATTAGATGAACTACAGAAAAAAGAAGATACTAGCTCACTAACAAAAGCAGAGGAGCAGGAGTACGAAAGTCTTGTGTCTGAGTTTAGAGGTAAGAAGAGTGAGAACAACTACAAATCCTCCCATTGGTCTGAACCAAACGTCATCTCTCACATCCGAATGAACGAACGGACTGTAGACGGCAAGAAGTACGCCTTTATGGAAGAGCTACAGAGTGATTGGGCGAGGGAGGGAAGGGATAAGGGTTTCACAGGTAATGAAACTGATAACTTAATAAAAGACTTAGTTAAAAAAAGTGACGAAATTATTACTAAGTACCCTGTTAAAAATCGACCAAAAGAAGTTCAAGACGAACTTAACAGTCTTGGCGACCAAATAAACAAACTTACAGATGCTCAAGACAGAGGCGTACCTAACAACCCACTCCTCAAAGACTGGCAAATACCTACCACTAAACGTGCTCTTATCGAAGCAGTAGACAGTGGAGCAGACCGCTTTGCTTGGATTAACGGAGAACAGACGAGTGCTAGGTATAACTTGGCTACGCATGTTAAGGAGGTGACATGGTCAAAATCAAATAATCGTAATGGCAAGAATATTGAAATTGAACCTCAAAATACAGGTAGAGGATTTACTGTGCGTATTGATGATACTGGAACTATTTTAGAAAACAGTACCGGACAAGCTGATTGGAAAGGCAAAAAACTAGACGAAGTACTCGGTAAAGGTCTTGCTGACAAAATCATGGAGAAAGAAACCGGCACCCTATCAGGTGAAGGTTTGTCCTTTGGTGGTGAGTGGGCGAAGAATCTCTATGACCGACAAGTGCGTGACATTGTGAAGAAGCTAACTGGTGCTGAAGTGAAGACGGTGGATATGGGGTTGGGTCTGGATGGGAAAAAGACACTGGACATAGTCACGATGGTAAATGATAGGAGAGTTTCTGACTTACTTAAAAAAGAATACGGAGAGAAGTATTGGGAAAGTGCGGCAGCTAGGAAATATGAAGGATTTAATACTGGTGGAATAAACAAATGGCTAAAAGAAAAACACCCAGACCTATACAAAGAAATAGAATCAGAATTATTGGCAGAACTGGAAAAAGCAAATAAGCAAACCCAACAATACATCGAACTCACACCAGAAGTGAAAGCCCGGATCAAAGGTGAAGCATTCCTTGCTAAGAAGCCTTCAGGAGTATCACCAGTCAAGGCTAGTGAACTCAAGAGGTAATCCACAACACTACCTTGTCCCTACTAGCTAAAGGTGTAAACTAAAGTGTAGGAGGTCTTTGAGCCTCCACCTCGACCCACCCTACAATTAATTCATAAATAAAAATACTCATTCTCCTCTTAACCACCTCTTACCCAGGTGGTTTCGTAATTTGTTATCCACACCTATCCTTGTCTATTATAAGAGATAATGCTAAGATTAAGAAGTTGCAGAGATAACAAATAAAAACATTATGTCAAACGAAACATTCTATACCGTCATTAAATACTACAACGACTCCTTAGAGTTCGATGTAGTGATGACTGGTCTGACCTTAGAAGAAGCTAGAGAGATGTGTGACGATCCTGACGTACACACTGATGACTTCTTCTATGGATACATTGAGGAAGGAGATGACACAGAATAGTATGAAAAACACATACGCAAAACTTTTTCTTGAAGGGAAAATCACTCGCAAGAAATACTTATCACTAACCAAACAGACACCGCCACGATGTACAAAGAATTCACGATATGCTGCGGTACCGAAGTCACCGGACAAGACGTAACTTTCTGTCACGACTGTAACGAACCAGCAGTAACTATTATTGGACTAACAGATGAAATCTCATGAAAACCTTTCAAGGCTTTGACGATTACATTACCAAACACCGAAGAATAACTGGAAGTAAACCAAAAGAAGTCAGTGCTCTACTCATCTTAATTATTACTGTAGTAGCATTTATCCTAATTTAAATCATATGAGCAACCCTAAAGAAAATATCGGAAAGACTGTAGCAGTAGAACTAGGAAACCTAATTGTTTATATTAAAATCCTTGACCACAAAGTGTCATACGGACGACATCGTTGGTTTGTCACTCCAGTAGCTGGCTCTGGTGAAGTGTGGATACAAGATGTGGACTTCACCAAAGAAGTTGTACAATAAGACCATGAAACTACTCATTGTCACCACTAGTAAAGAGACGCTTGACTGGAAGTCACTGTCTAATAAATTGAAAGCGATTAAAGATGGACTTAACCGAACACGTAACGCTGACTGGGAAGTAGAAATCCTCTATAAAGAGCTGACACCAGAAATAAAGGATGGTCGTATTACACATGCTTGGTTTGATGGTATTAGTATTCCTCTGTTTCAACAGGGGAATCATTTTATCTGTCTTCATATGAGTGACAAACAACGTAAAGCATGGAAGATAAAGCCATCGTTACGAGGCTCAAACCAACGTGACTCTGATCTTCGCGGTGAGATGTATGTCTGGGCTGACGAAAACACTCAACGTGGCACTACTCGCACCAATCAGTTCATTCAATCTATTCTTCACGAATGTTCGCATGAAATAGCCAATGCTACTGAAGTGCCGGATAAAACCCACGAATATCACGATAAAAACACGAATATTGCTGGTATTTTCGATTCATACGACCTTAAAACTTGGAAGCCAAAGTACGAAGCCTACCAGAAGGCTGAAATTAGCTCTCTACAGGCTCTTATTGCTAAGTTGACTCCAGTATCAAAACCACTATTTCCATATCGTATATCGCAAGCCTATGGCGTTAGAAACGATGCCTGGTATCCACGTACGAAACATCATATCGGAACTGACTTCGCTGTTCCTGAAGGGACACCAATTCTAGCCCCTTGGGACTGTGAAGTCACTCAGTCGCTCTTCTCTACCCAATTAGGTAACTACTGCGAAGTTAAGTACGGTGGTAAGTACTACTATTTCATGCACTTGAAGTCTAAAGCTTATCCAGGAATCAAAAAGAAGGGCTGGGTAATGTGTATCTCAGGAAATACGGGCTTCTCTACTGCACCTCATTTGCATATAGAATGCTGGACGATTCCTCGTGATATAACCAAACTCAACGAGTCAAATTACAAACAATTCACTTCACCAATTAAATAATTATGTTTAAACTAACTCTAGGGGACTTATTCAGAGGACTTGTAATGGCTATCATTGCCCCGGTAACGATTGCTATTCTAGGGGTATTTAGCCGAGTGATTACATCAGACTTTGATGTCTTCTCACTAGACTTTATCGCTCTCTTTAAAGACCTGACTAACGTCTTTATTATTGCTTCGTACTCAGCTGGTAGTAGTTACATATTGAAAAATCTCCTGACTGACGATGAGGATAACTTTCTTGGAATTAAAACCAAAAGCTAGTAGACTAAATGGGTGCAAACATGCACCTAGGCATACAAGATATGCACACTAAAGCCAGCTCGCGACGCTGGCTTTAGTGTTATTATAGGTGAACCACTTGATGTGGTTTTCATTTCCCTTAAAGGCAACCGGTGGTGCTCTCTAGTCGATTGCACTGTATCGTGAGAATCTCTGTATCTCCTCTAATGAATGACTTATACCAAAACTTCTATTTCTACTTACACTGCTTATCATACCGAACTTTGCCGTAGCACAGCCTCAAGAGATGGCTGGCATTTATGTACTTGCACCTAAAGTAGATCCTGCTCCAGTACCCACTCCCATCCCTGCCGTCCCAGACCGAACGCTCTCAAACTGCTATGCCTACGTAAAGTCTATCTATCCTAATCTACCGGGTACAAATCACATACTTTCACATCTAACTGACTCTGGTGAGGTGGCTGTCTTCTATTACCCTGACTCAGGGCTCTATCACTACACGGTAGTAGAGAGCATCTCCAGTACTACCATGACTATCTCTGAAACTAACTATGGAGGTCACTTTGTTAATCGAAGAACTGTTAATTTAAAGGATAAAAACCTCATTGGCTTTTACACACTCTAGGATTGCATATGTTATATGATATGTTATATTTATTGGAGGTCGAGAGATAACAAATAAGTAAAAACATGAACAAACTAAAATGCCTACGGTGCGGATTCCAGTGGTTACCTCGGATCGAGAAACCGCGACAATGTCCGGGCTGTAAGTCAATCTATTGGCATAAACCAAAAAAACATGGAGATAACAAGCCTGACGGTATCAACGTCAAAAAAGATTAACCATGCTGTCTATGGTGGAGAGCAGTACGAGAGCTCAGACCACTTTGCTTCTCTATCAGCTGACTTAGAAGAAGGTGAAGACATTCTTACTGCTCATAGACACTTGATGGAAGCTTGTCGAGAACTAGTCAACACTTCTGCATCACAAGAAATTCTGAAGATGCAGGGAGGAATTTCGTGGGAGAGATTCTTTGAGGTAGCGAGAAAGTATCGACTCAACCGTGTACTCGATGGCGACAGTAGTATTGAGTCACAAAAAATGAACCAGCTTCAGCGACAAATCATGAATGAAATCAAGTTGCTGATGCGAGATAAGAAGGAAATTCAAGACAAGGGAACAGAAGATATTATTTACGAATCAGAAACAACACAATGAAAATGACTCGAAAGGAAGTAGGTGACGGTATTGGTTACGCTAACAAAGAAGCGTACGAATACGAAGGTAAGAAGTACGAAGCAGACATCCAAAACGGTGACAAGGTAACTATCCTTAACGCCGGGGAAACTGAAAACCATCCTCAGTACGGTGAACAACACAAATTCAATATCAAGACCCGAAACGGTGACAAGAAGGCGAGTTTCAACCAAAGTTCTATCAACATCCTAGTCGATGAATTTGGAGACGATAGCGAGGCTTGGAAGGGTAAAGAAGTATTTGTCCGTACTAAGAAGACCATGATCGCTAATGAACGCCGGATCGTAGCTTATTTCGTCACTGAACCCTGGACACTCGATGAATATGGTGATTTGGTAAAAGAGGGAGCCCTAGCACGGACTAAAAATGAAGGACCAAAATTACCTGATTTTCCAGAAGACGAAATTAACCCTGAAGATATTCCTTTCTAACTAAAAATATATGAAGACACCACTAATGTTCATTACCATCCCATACGTCATCTCATTTGTTGGCGGCATGTCAGGTACAGCCTACACAGACGGCACTTATACTCTTCTTGGACTCATGCAAGCAGTAGGTATTATCTGGGCCTGGGTAGTTGTAAGTAACAAAGAATAATGCTAAAATAAATCCGTTATCTCCGAAGTCGACACAATAGGCTTTGTAGACAATGTTTTGGCAGAAATCCTTCAGTAATGAGGGATTTTTGCTACCTCAGTTTTCCACAGCCGTACCAGTTGCATAAATATTATAATATGAGAAAATTATTGGGTGCGTAATCAACATTCAAAATTGAATATTTTCACAGCTGGCCAAGTCATTGGGATTACGCACATTTTCCCGTTGGCTGGCTTTGAAAGTATTCAAAATAAAACACTCGCTTAACTGTGGGTGTTTTTTCGTACATCACATCATCTTGTCGTAGGAAATTGCTCCTAGACACAAAATAAACCAAAGCAAAGACCGCAAGGTCTTCAGATAAGGTGGTAGGTTTTCCTACCTCTCAATATGGAGATCTTGAGTAACTAGATGTTTCGTAAGTTGAGACCCCATAAAACGTATCGAGCCAGATTTTCTTTTAGAAAAAGTAACCTCTTTATTGAGAAGGGAAAAAGTATCAGTTGGATAACCAAGCTGTCTGCATACTACTTACACTCTGAGTGTTACAGATGATGCACATAGACCTCGTCCCTTGTAGAAGCATGTCTTTGAGAGAACGGAACGTACCTAAATATTATTAGAGTTATGATAAACTAAATGAGACCAGAACTATTCAATAGAAAGTTCACCATAGAAAAAAACAACACAGTCTATGGTGACTATGTGAAGAAGACAGCAGAACTAATCGAGCGACCGTACATGATTACTTTTCGCATGGTAGAGAAATGGGAACCAGCTACCATGATAAACCTATACGAAGAATGTGTAGAGAAGTGGAACTCAAGAGGCTATAAGAGTCCAGCCATGATGTGGTGGACTGAACGTAAAAAACTAAAATAAAACATTGTATGCAAATCACAAAAGAAGAATTAGTAAAAATGCACCAAGACACTGCTCCCTGGATATTCCATAAGGAGTTTGGTAAATGGCTTGAAGAACAACCAGACGAATCAGAAGAAAAAGTGAAGCAGGTCAGAAGTAAAACAGCCAACGCAGCACTTCACCTCTATCTCACCAACCTAGCTGCCGAACTGGACCGAAATGGATTCACCATGCAAGACGTTGTAAAAGCCATCAGGAAGGCCGAAATACGTCCAACTATGGAAAGTATCAAGGAAGTAGTTTGGAAGCCAATACAGGCCATTGTAGGGGCTACAGAGAGTACTAGAGAAGTCACTCCGGGTCAGATAGACAGAATCGTGGATACTATCACTAAATGGACAGCAGAAAACTTTGACGGACTCTATGTTCCGTTTCCTAGTAAAGAGACCAAGAAAGCTTATGAGTACCCAACGTACACAGGTGAACCTAACTTCGAGACTATCACATGACCAAGCTACGGGATAAAATTAAAATGAAACGGTGTAAGTATTGCAAATCTAAGGAAAACCTCACGGTTGACCATAAAGTTCCAATCATCCAGGGTGGTACTAACAAAACCACTAACCTTCAGTGTCTCTGTCTTGATTGTAACCGCATTAAATCCGGTCTCAGTCATAAACAAGTCATCAGATACTTCAACTGGTTTCTCAAAATCCAAAAAGGACGTTTAGCAGCAGATAAACAACCATACACACTAAAATGAATACTATAGAATTATTTGCTGGTACAAAATCCTTTTCAAAAGTAGCTCAGTCACTTGGTTACCAAACCTTTGCTACTGATTATGAAGAGATAGACGGACAAGATTTAGTCGCAGACATACGAACACTTACTGTTAAAAACTTTCCTTATCAGCCAGACATCCTCTGGGCTTCACCTCCGTGTGAAGGCTTCAGTGTAGCTGCTATTGGTAAGAACTGGAACCATGATAATACCCCCAAAACTGATAGTGCTAGACGCTCAGTAGAACTAGTCGAACATACAATCCGACTGATAGATGAATTGAAACCCACTTGGTGGTTCATTGAAAACCCTAGAGGTAAACTACGTAAACTCGACTTGATTCCAACGGGGGGGGTAACACGACACACAGTAACGTATTGCCAGTATGGAGACACTCGTATGAAACCAACTGACATTTGGACTAACGCTACTTGGTGGACACCAAGACCTGTATGTAAAAATGGTGATTCTTGTCACGTAGCAGCACCTCGTGGTTCTTCTACGGGTACACAAGGCATTAAAGGTTATAAGGACAGATCCCGGATACCTGAAGAGTTAATCAGGGAAATTTTTTCTCAGTATGCTTCGTAAAACTCCTCTCAAACGTGGTACCTCACAGATGAAAAGGACTCCGATGAAACGTGGTACTAAAAAACTACGCTCCAAAAGCACTAGCGAGGTTGCTGTCTGTAAGGAGAGTATCCAAAAGTATCTTCGCCTTCTGGCTATTAGACGTGACGGTGGTTGCGTACTTAGACACTACGCTGAAGCCGGGGCCTGTGGTGGCTATCGAAACGATGGTGAACTCGTACTCCAGGCGGAACACTTGGTGACTCGCTCCAACTCAATTTCATACGGTGACCTGAACAACATCGTGTGTCTCTGTAAACATCACCACATCCACTGGAAGCCACAACATTCCCGGATGTACTGGCAGTTGATTCATCGCCACATAGGAGAGAAGCGATCCGAATGGCTGAACAAAGTAGAAGCAGATAAACGAACATATCGGTACACTCTTTGGGATTGGCAACGTATAGAGTTATCTTTAAAACAAGATTTAGAAAATGAGAAAGAGTAATTTATATAAAATATGCGAACACTGTAAATTAGAATTTAAGGTGTATCCTTATCGTTTCGATGTTGCTAAATTTTGTTCTAAAAAATGCTCTGCTTTAGTTGTACTAAAAACAGATTCTTTTAGAAAGCTTGTTTCAGATAGAAATAAATCAAGAGGAATAAAACCACCTAAATTTACTAAACACTCAAATGAAACTAAATTAAAAATAAAAGCATCTGTAACGAAAATTAAAACAGGCATTAAAAGACCTAATTATTCTGGTAGTTTACATAAAAACTGGAAAGGAGGTATCACTTCTCAGAACAGAAAAATTCGGAATTGTCTTGAAGGAAAACAATGGAGAAGGAAAGTTTTGGAAAGAGATGCTTTTACGTGTCAAGGGTGTGGTAATAAAAATTGTAAATTGCAAGTAGATCATGAACTTCCATTTGCTTTATATCCTGATCTTCGATTTGAAGTATTGAACGGTAGAGCTTTTTGTGTTGATTGTCATAAAAAGTATGGCTGGAAACCAGGTAAAAACGACTGGCAAAAACTCGAAATGTCCTTAAAACAAGACCTAGAAAGAGCTGGGGATAACTAACACTTGCAATTACTAGGGATAGGAGTATACTAAGGGAGTTAAAAGAGATAACAATAAAAACATTATGTCGTACTCAATCGCACAAGCACAAGACGAACGAACCAAAGAGATTAGCCTAGCCATCTTCACAAGAGACTCAGAAGCTCTCTACCGTCTCGCAAGAATTGTCAAAGATGAAGGAGATGACCAACTTGCCCACCTACTACTCACTGAAGCTAAGAAAATCGATACAGAAGACTCACAAGAAGATGAAGAACGAGCACAGAAGTCAGAACGAGAAGTAGAGTACGCAGAATCTTATAACCTAGCAGAATAATTATGCAAGACCAATACCAGGAAATTATCGACCAACTACGCGACTTGAGTACTCACGGCCTACGATACACAGAGGCCAAACTAGTCGCCATGGCAATCGAATCATTAGTAATTGCTCAGATACTTAATACAGAAGACTAATATGTACGCATATCAACTACTACCACGTCTCACGTACCTCACCCTAGTGGGTAAAGATGACGAAGGTAACCTAGAATTTTGGGGAACAGACTACGCATGGAAACGAGTAGCAATAATGGAAAAAGAAATGTATGGGAAATAAGATAACTATAAAAAAAGGCTGGTACAGATCCGCCGGACTACCCACTCAATACGGCTGGGTATCGTCCGGCTTCGAGCCAGAGGGAGTAGGAATCAACCGAGATGCTCTTATGGAAAATGAGACACTTACAGTCTCAGTAAATGGTAACGACTACACTGTAGACACCAAAGAAGCCATCGAGTTCATCAGACGTTTCAAATCCCACACCACCATGCCAGGAGGCACCAAGATCGGAGTTATCAGCAAAAGTATAATGAAAAAAATATGAGTCAAGAACCACTAGATTTCTGGTCAAAAGTAGCCATCATAGCCGGAGCAATCGCCTTTCTCGCCTTCATGTTCTGGTTAGGAACAATAACAGATGCAATTATTGGCCTAATCGAAGTTTCGATCTAATCAAAACAGTATGAATGAAAATGAAAAAGAGGCATTTAAAATGGGTATTGTACTGACGTTGGTGATAGAAGGACTTGTTGGATTGGGAATTGGAGTTGGTATTTTATTCTTCTAATCAAAACAGTAGGTGGTTCTTGGGGGTGCGTTCTAGCTTACTCGCAGGTAACAGGTCGATGGAACCCAATGTGTTGCTCGCAAGGTTCCGCCTCCCCACGAGCCACTTACTACCAAATAAAAATATGAAAAATATACATGCCCAAAGTGCGGTTCATCAAGAACAGTTGGCGACCTAGTTGTGGCCCTTGACGTTGGATGTGGGTGTAGTGTTAGTGGATATAAAGTAGAGGTCAAAAAAGAAGTGAAGATATACTCAAACCAAGTTTTAACTAAACAAGTATGAAAAGACTAGAAATCAAATACAACACCAGCATGGTCGAGAGAGATAGCGGCAATATCGACATAGAAGCCACCCTCCAATCCATCATAGACCGAGTGAATGAGCACACAGAAAAGTTAAATGAGATGACCGCAGGGGTAGGAGTAGAAGCGACTTACGTCACTGGAGGTGTGCCACCTAAACGCTTCAAGGCTTATGACTTAGCTATCGCACAGTGGACTAACGGAGTTTACCTGATTGAAGGTTTCAAATCAGAAGCCGAAGCACAAGCCGCACTTGAATTATTACTTAATTTTTAATGTATGAACTTAATATCAGACTCACTCAAATTTATTCGAGAGAACAAACTTTTAGTATTCTTTGTTGCCTTTTGTTTCTTGTTCTGGGTAGGGCTTGCTTACTGGCAGGGGTATCAGGATGCTATTACACACGAGGTTCTTAATCGCTCCAATCTTTAATGTATGAACAGCAATCACTTCAGGGAAATACAATCTGCCCTAGTAGCGGACAATGATATAGCCAATAACCCCACAGCAATGGCGAACATGAAAGCGGATGAAATGCGACTACATAATGAGTTCTTTCGTTATGCCGAGGACGTTGGATTTACGGCAGACCAGATAGATTTTCTATATCGTTGGATTAATCCTCTAAAGAAATAACATGACACTTGAACACTTGAAGGCTGAGGCGAGGGAGAGGATGAAGCAAGACTATAGTGAAGAAACTCATTACAGTGGAGGATACGACGAATATGAAACAAGAGTACACAACCAAGCCCTCACAGACGTTCAAAGATTACTAGGAGAGGATAATCAAAACAAGACATGAAAATAACGTTCAAAATACACAGCACAACAAAGGAATGGATAACTTACGAAATCCAAGTCTTGGTTCTTGGTTTTGTCGTTAAAACAAAATACTTTTCTGTGTACAATCCACAGGGAAATTTAGGAAAGGATAATAAGAAAGTATGAACAAACACACCCCAGATATAGAAGGTATTGTAGAGGAGTTTATTAAAAAACTACCACCAAGTTACAGTATTTCTACTCTTGGTGAAGATAGCTACGAATCAATCTACATAGATATTGAAGATGTAAAGCTTTGTGCTAAAAGATTCTTCCAATCCCAAGCCGACCAGTATGAGAGGGATTTAGAGTTGCTGAATCGTATCCATAACGAGAGTAAGGGGGAGATGATAAAAGAGATGCTTGAACACCAGCAAAGCATCACAAATAGCGACCCAGTTGAACCAGTGGTGCTTTACACAGTAATTGTAACTGACCGCATCATTACCATCGCCCAAAAGTACGGTGTAGATTTATCAGAGTAAGTAGAAAGAGTATGAAACACAAATGCTGGAACAACTGCTGGGAGCACCACTGCCCTAGGTGTGGAGACTACGGACACTATAAAACATGGTGGAAGTGTCTATTAAGGTTTATTAGAGGAAAAAGTAATTACGAAGTATGAAATATATTGACATTACCGGAGCACTTGTTTGGTTTGCTCTAGCGATTGCTGTTCTCTTTGGAGAAGATGCCCCCAAATACGCACAAACGGTCGGCTTTGCACTTGCCGCATGTTTCTTTGCAAGTCAGGCATTTAAAGCACCATTAGAATAGATATGACAACTGTAACAGTAATAGTCTTGTGTACACTTCAGAACTACATACAGAGCGGATGTATTCCCCCAGAGCTTTTAAAGATGCCGGTAGAGATGTGTATATATCCTCCTGAGCTTTGGTAAACGTGCTACGATTAAGGTAGAAGCACTTTGATCAGGAGGTAACTATGCAACAAGGAGTACGCTCTTGTGCTTGGTGCGGAGCCATTCATAAGACAAACACTCTCAGGCCACGTAAAGTATTCTGCAACGTAGGCTGTAGAGATGCCGAACAACTTTTCGAGCTGATGTTCTCAGACGAAGAAATCAATCGCAGAGAGCATTACCGAATGCTAACTACAGGAGGAGAAAATGGATGAAACCTATCCGGGCAAGCCCGAAGCTGGAACAATCCAGTGGCAGGAAACTCAAGAAGTCACCCCCAGTGAAGAACAACTGGAACTATCTTTCAACTCGTCACTGTCGACGCCGAAGCCAACCGGACCAAGAGTCTGCATAGGCTGCTGCTACGCATGTGTCTGGTGCCAGGAGTAAAGCAAATGACTATCAGTATCCTACTCGGTGTCGCCCTGTTACTACTCGGTCTCATCATCAAGATGGCGACCAAGAAAGGAGTGTGATCCAACCTTGACTCTCAGGAACTAGACTGAGCAATAAGAACCCAAATCCTAACCAACTATGTAGCCTCCTCACCGGGGCTACAACTTTAAATAATAAGTGTATGTTCAAATATACAAAGAAAGACCCAGAAAAAGACTCACCTAAACGCTTCTACCTAACCTGCTCCATGTGTGGTGAAGAAGTAGAGCGAGCTCATTCATTTAAGAAAGTCACGTGCTTTAACTGTAAAAAGGAGAGGAAACTTGTGTATAACCAGATTAAAAAGCTAGAAAAATATGGTATCATTACACCTGAAAGTGATTAACAAATAACAATAGAATCAGATGTCTAAAGCACTCGAACAATTCTCACCTGAAGAATTACAATCTCTAACCGATGACCTACAAGCAGTACTACTCAAGCACAATGCAGAAATGGGTATCACTTCTTCAATCAATTTAATGAAAGTAGTAGAAACACCAGATGAATCCAGCGACACTCCAGCCGAAGAAGTCCAACCGGAAACCGTCAACGAGACAGCGTAAAGCTGCCAAAGACGTTGTCCTTAATGAACTTTCTGACAAACCTTTACCTTTAGGAGAAGTGTTGGCTAAAGTTGGTTACGGTACTATTGTCCAAGATCCACAGAGAATAACCAAATCAGACGGTTTTCAGACAGCTCTCCAAGAGCTAGGACTTAAGGAAGCATTAGAAGCTCAAGGCATCAATCCACAGAAGATAGCAGAGAAAATTGATGTTCTTTTAGAAGCTAAGAAAGTTACATACAGACGTAATGAATATGGCGATTTAGAAGAAAACGGTATAGAGATTGACTTTACCGCTGTTGATAAAGGATTAAAACATGCAACAGCTATTTATGGGATAGTTCCTGATAAACCACCAGAAACTAAGAACATATACAACTTCATATTCAATCCTGATGTACAGGATCAAGTAGACGCTATTAACGAGAACATTAAAAATCTACTCACTCGTAAACATGTGGAATAAACTGTTTAAAAAAGATAAAGAAATACTGGTTGTAAGTCATAATGAATTTACACCAGAACAACTACAGTCTTTAAGAAAAGCCACTGGAAAGATTGTTATTGCTGTACATGACATGAACTCAGTAAAGTTGGTGACCGAAGAAAAAATAGAAAAAGGTAACGGCAAAGCCGTATTCTTTGGTGAAGGTACAGAAGAAGAATGGAAGGAGGAACAGAATGAGAGTAAAGGATTTAAGGGAATCTTTGGCTTGTGAAATACGAATTAGCAAAGGAGTTGCAAGAACTCCTACCATTTTGTCCATCTGATGTAGAACCAACAGACTTTCTTGACGGTACATTCTTACCAAGAAACCACAACAACAAGCCGATTGGACTCTCAGAGCTTATAGAGGCTTGTGGTGATGTGACGCTAGATAAAAAACGAGACGCACCCTGTGAAGGAGAGGAAGTAGACACATTCACGTACGACGCATATACAGATAAAATGTCATTTATTTCCGACACTCCCGAAGAAGCAGTGGCACGTTTATGGTTAGCTTTAAACAAGCCATGAAATACGAACATGAACCTCGGCCGTTAGTCGAACACCACTACCATATCAGGGAACTGATTGAGAATCAGGAGAAGCGTACAGCTGATAGAAACCTCCACCGGAATAAAGAAAAGGAACGTGCTGAACGTGAAGAAGAGATACTCAAAGCTAAACCAGTAGACATCATAGAGTTCTACTGTACTGACTGTGAAGAAGACTTCGCTCACATAGCCTTTAAACAAGTAGAGACTGACTGGAGCAACACGAGTCAAAGGATAGCTTTCTACAAAGGGAAGTGTGACGAATGTGATTCCTGGGCTATGAGATACATCACCGACAAATTCTCAGACCCTTACTGGACATACTCAAAGCAAGTAGCAAGAGATAGAGGTAAACACTATGCTGACATCCTCCAACCAGGAGAAACCGGCTATCAACTTTTATACGGACGTAAGAACACATAACATGCAAAAAGAGGTAAACAGGTTACATACTCAAGAGCTAAAGCGTAGAACTAAACTTGCTCCAGGAGAGAAGATGAAGGAATGGAAACAAACAAGGGAGGGTAAAAGACAATTTAAAAAACTATGAAAATACTAGGCAATAGACTACTCGTCTCAAAGCTGGAGCAAGCTAAATCAGAAGGCTTTCAGACCGTAGAGATACAAGATAACTTTCTATACAAAGGCAAGGTAGAGCAAATCGGTATTGATACTGGACTCGTATGGACTGGCTCAACCATTGAATCACCACTCATTACTGAAGGAGCTACTGTCTACTTCGCTAAGTACTCACCACATACACAAGAGCTTGACGTAGAAGGCCAGAAGATGAAGGTAGTTCGTTTAGAAGATGTAATAGCTGTTGAATAATCATGCACAAAGAAATAAGGAAAGGAGCAGAAGCTAGGGCTAAGATTAAAGCTGGTATAGACATCGCTTGTGATGCCGTTTCGTGTACACTTGGAGCTGTTGGGATGAGTGCTCTTATTGAATATCCAGGACTTGATCCGATAGAAGCTGATGACGGTGTGACTATCCTCAAGAACATTGAACTAGAAGACAAGTATGAACAGATGGGTGTACAAATGCTTCGTAAAGCTGCTCTTAGAACTAGTGAAAAGGGAGGAGATGGTACTGCTACTACAACTGTCTTGACTCAAGCTCTAGTCGATGGTGTCTTCAAAGAAACCGCTAATGACTCTTCTAAAATACGTGAGGTTAGAGAACGGCTCCAGGCTGGACTTAAGGAGACACTTGAAGAACTGACTAAACTCAAACGTGAAGTAACTGAAGACGACATTGAAAAGATTGCCACTATCTCTTCACTGGACCCTGAAGTAGCCAAGCTCATTGCTGAAATCATTAAAGAAGTAGGTATCAATGGTGTAGTCTCAGTAGAAAAGGGAGCACAACTTGGTTACTCAAAGGAAGTAGTAAAAGGTGCCCGGTTTGACTCAGGACTCATCTCACCATTCTTTATCAATGACCGTGAGAACCAACAGACTGTCCTAGAAGACTGCTACATCGTACTAGCTGACCGTAAAATCAGCATGAACGAGCAAATCATTGGACTCCTCAACTCTATTGGCACTGGAAAAAGCATCCTCTTCATCGCTACGGATGTAGATGGTGTAGCTCTTGGAACACTAGCTCGGAACGCTGTTGAAGGTATCGCTAAGATTGCCTGTGTTCGTAACCCATTCAACGCTAGTCCAGCTCGTGACTTCCTCTTTGATATTGCTGCCCTTACTGGAGCTACCGTCATCTCAGAAGAAATGGGTATGAAGCTTGACCAGGCTGATGTAAAGCTATGCGGTAGAGCCGAGAAGGTGATTGTTACAAAAGACACCACTACCATCATTGGTGGAATAGCCTCAGAAGCCCTACAAGACCGTATAACAGCACTTGAAGGTCAAATAGCTGGAACTACCAGTGAGTACATGAAAATGCAGCTAGAAGACCGTCTAGCTCAATTAACTGGTGGTATCGGAGTCATCCGAGTAGGAGCGTACACTGACTCAGAATACAACGCTAAGAAGTACAAGTTCGACAACGCTATCAACGCTACTCAAGCAGCTCTTCAGGAAGGTATCATCCCTGGTGGAGGTTCAGCTCTCGCTAAACTACACGTATCAGAATCTCTGTTCCGTAACATCCTTACAGTCCCAGTGAAGCAAATGGCTATTAACGCTGGTATGGACTGGCACGAAGTAGTCTCTCATGTAAAGACTTCAGCTTATGAATGGGGATACGACTTCAAAGCTAAAGAACACGTTGACATGTTCGAGAACGGCATTATTGATCCATTCAGAGTAACCAGACTAGCTCTTGAATCAGCTACTGCCATTGCTATGTCCTTAGTGAACACTGAGACTGTCATTGTTACAGTCGATAAGAAAGATGAACCTACCCGATAAACAATATTTCTCAATCCTTCAATGGCTTGTTGAACGCAATATAGTAACAGAGAAAAGTGAACGCTTTGACTTTTTTGACCGACCTTTCCTTATAGACATATTGACAGACTTCAATCCGCAGATTGTAGTTTCCGCCTGTGCTCAGGTCGGGAAAAGTACGATTTTTTCCCTTAAAACGCTTTTTGCATTAAAACACCTTCATTTTAATGTCATCTATACTTTCCCTACCGAAAGTGACACAAATGAGTTTGTAAATTCTAAGTTCAATAAGCTTATTCAAGCTAACAAGCAAGAGTTTTCAGGAATGCAATCAGATAACATCGAGAGAAAAGAACTCAATGATAGATTCATTTTCTTCAAAGGAACAGTGTCAAAGACCGCTGCTATCTCTACATCTGCTGATTTACTCATTCATGATGAGGTATCTCGTTCAGATCAGTCTGCTTTAGAGGTGTACAAGTCAAGAACAAAAGCATCGCAGTACAAAGGACGCTGGTTGTTTTCCAACCCAGGGACAGAAAGAGATGAATTGGATTTAATGCACAATAAATCAGACCAAAAGGAGTGGACTATCACCTGTCCCCACTGTAAAGACGAACACTATCTAGAATGGCCTGAGTCTATCGACATGGACGCTAAATGCTACGTCTGTAGAGCCTGTAAAGAGCCTATAGACGATGATGTACGCCGAAAAGGCAAGTGGGTAGCTCAAGGCGGTAAAAGCAAGATTAGCGGCTATCACATCTCTCACTTAATGTGTCCCTGGATTAGTGCTGAAGAAGTAATAGAAGATAGTGAAGGCGATCCGGCCTACTTCAATAACTTCGTACTAGGAAAAGCCTACAGTCCAGGTGACCTCAGTATTACTAAGTCATCAATTCTTGATATTTGGACACCTAAAGACCTTGACTCAGGTGACCGTTTCATTGGGATTGACGTAGGTAACATCAAACACTACACACTCGGTACAGCTAATGGACCAGTAAAGATTGGTCGCTTCACTAATTGGAGCGAACTAGACGACATCATCAAGTACTGGAAGCCAACTAGTGGAGTAATCGATGCAATGCCAGACAACACGGCCTCTAAACACTACGTTGACACGTATCCTTGGATGAAGATGTCATTTTTTATGGAGAATACAAATAATCCACAAACTATTGTCTGGTGGGGAGAGAATGATAAAAAAGGTATCGTCTACTCACACCGTGACCGTATCCTAGACCGTATGCTCACCGATATGATTGAAGCTAACTGGTTACTAGGAGTGAAGCCAGACAAAGAGTTTCAACTGTTCATCAAGCACTTTGAGTCATTACGCCGGGTGAAGGTAACTAACAATAAAGGAATCGAACGCTATGTGTGGGATTCTACTACTGGTGAAGACCACTATGTATTCAGTACTCTATATTACCGATTAGCCGTCCTTAGTAGTGGTTCAGGGGTGTTCTTCAACCAAGATGTGGACAAGCCGCCAGTTATATCAGCCGATAACATCTATGATGTGTCAACGCAATTTGCAGAAAACAATGAATAAACCACTACCTATAGCCATCTATATCCCTGACGAAGATGCCAAGAAATTCCTTTTATTTCAAGAGTATTATGACGTATTTACTATGATGGTAGAACATGGAGCGTTTGGTGTTAGGAACGGTAGTGTCACCATGCACTTCGACAAAAAAGGTAGTCTGAAGGCAATCAACCGGGCAGACATCTTATACTCAGCTAGATTTGACGAATAGTGTCAACTACGTGCTATAATTGTGAATGAAACGCCCAATATAAACCCTTAACACAAGGCAAGTACTCCAATAGGAGTGTTTGCCGTTTTTTTATAAATGAAAATAGACATTAATTCCCTAGACGAAACTCAAAAGATAAAACTGGTGAACAACCGGTGGGATTCTTCGTCTACTGTCTGGGACATTGTTAACTCTGTCTATAAAAGCAACACAGCCATCTACTCAAACAAAGCTGAATGGCTCTCTGGTATTCCCCAGAAGCGAAAGAGTAGTACTGTTCAAGCTAACCGTATCTTCGTAAACATGGAGGCAGTGATTAACTCACTGATTGCTAACCCACCAGGACTTAACATTCTCCCTTCACGTGATGGTGAAGAGGCACAAGATTTCGCACGTAAGCTAGAAAGCTTCTTTCAGAAGAAGTACCAAGACCTAAACACTAAGGAAGTGCTACGAATGGGGCTCAGAAACCTTTATTTTGGACGTCTGGTGGTCATTAAAGCCTTTTGGAACCCCTCACTAGGTGATGGTGGTGATTTTGACTTTAGAGCTATTGATCCTCGTAAGGTCCGCTTTGGTAAGTACGCTCGTAAGGAATCTGACTCAGAATTTGCTATTGAAGAAATAGAAGATAACCTCTGTGCTGTTATTGAGCGATTCCCTGAAAAGAAAGATGAACTAATGAAGAGATACGGCATTACTGATGAGAATCATTTGTATATCAAGAATCCTGATGTCACGTACAAGGAAGCTTGGATTCAGGACCATGTAATCTTTAAGCTAGAGAATATTATCCTCGGTTGTATTAAAAACCCTTACTGGGACTGGGACGGTATTCTTGTCACTGAAGACGAAGAAAAAGAACTAGGTGAGATGGAGACAGAACAACGCCGGGATAAACTCCAGGCTATCAAACTCGAACAAGACCAGCGTAAGACTGAGATGGCTGAGTCACAAGCTACTATTCCTACTCCTGTTGATGGTGAGGATATGTACGAAGAAGAACCTGTCGAGGTAGAGGTAAAGTACAAGCCATACTTCTTCAACTACTTTGACGCACCTCGTAAGCCATACATCTTTGCTACTGTTTTCAACAACGAGAACAGTCCGATTGGTCGTACTGACATGATTACTCTGTCCGCTGAACTACAACGCAACATCGACAAGCGAAAGATGGACATAGATGAGAACTGTGAACTCGCTAACGGTATTGTAAAAATTGACTCTGAAGTGATGGGTAAGAGTGATGCACAACGAATCCGCTGGGAGACTAAGGGCGTTATTTGGGGTAAGGGAGTGGTTGCTGGTGTCCAACGCGAAACTGGTGCCTCACTACCACAAATGGTATTTGATGACATGCTCGACTCACGATCTGAAATCGATAACATCATGGCCGCTACTTCTGCATTCCGTGGTGAACGTGAAGGTCAAGAGACTAAGGCTGGCCGTCTTGCTCTCATTCAACAGTCATTCCTACGTCTTAACGAGCTTGTACAAGTAGTAGACTACCTCTCTTACGAAATGTTTTCTTGGGGTATGCAACTCGCTAAGACTCGCTACACCGAATACCACTACGCTAAATGGATGGGCAAGGAAGGAGCACGAGAGACTATCGAAATCATCCAGGACGACTTTGAGACTGGCTCTGAAATCCGAGTCATCGCTGGCAAGACTCTACCGGTCGATGATGAGTTCAAGTTTGAACAAGCTCAGAATGATGTGGCTGCTGGCTGGATTTCTCCAGTTGACTACCTGGAGATTGCTAAGTATGACAATGCTAAGGACCTAGCCAAGAACGCTGTCATGTACCAACAGAACCCAATGGAAGCGGTAGGAATTGCACCAGACCAGATGCCAGTACCATTTACACCTGGACAGCTTACCCCTGACCAGGTAGTAGCTTCGGAAACACCAGCTGGAATGCCACCAGAACAACCTTTACCAACAATGTAATAAGTTATCTATGAATCTCACAAAGAAACTAAATTCACTTATCGGAGGCTCACCATCAGCTCCTTTTACCCCGGCTTTGAATAATATCCGTGGAGTGAAGAAGCCAATGCAAGAAATCCCAAAGTACAAGCCTAAGGCTATCCCACCATCTAACATCATCCCGGTGAAGAAGAAGATGGGAGCATATCCAACCAAGAACAACAAAAGCGTTTCTCCTAACTAGACCTCGTGACCGGAATGTCCCTAAACTATTACAAACATAATCTTGACCAAGCGGTGCTCTTCAGTCCCAAAGACCAAGTTGAGTAATGGCAGTCGTAAATATTATGCCCGAAGAAGAATCAATCGAAATTCCAATCAGTGAAGAATCTTATGAAGAGGAAGCACCAAGTGAGGAGTTCGAGCAAGAAGAAGAAGTCGTAGAGGAAGAACAACCTACCATTGAAGAGCAACTCTTTGAATTGCCTGACGGACGGAAGGTTGACGCTGATACGCTTCAAAATGAATGGAAGAACAATTTCTTGCCTGACTACACACGAAAGTCGCAAGAGTTAGCTACCATTAAAAATGGAAACAGTACATCGAAAGAAGAAGAGGCTCAAAGTCTCCTCGCTGACCCAGACTATGTTCCTGAATCTTACCTGTCCTTAGCTGAACAGATTAAGGCGGAACTTAGGGCTGACCTAGCAAGGGAAGAGAAATCTAGAATCGAACAGCAACAGGCTGTCGAGAATCTAGTCATCGAACAGTTGGAAGGCGTAAAAGCAATAGATCCAAATGTAGATGAAAATCGACTCTTTTTACATGCTAATAAGTATGGATTCCGTGACCTAAAAGTAGCCTACGAGAATATGAAAGACATGAATCAAATGGTAAAGACTGTACAGAAAACTACTGCACAGAACATTGCCAAGAGAAATGACCCTGTCTCAGTATCTCCTGGAGCTATAGGAACACGACCAGATCCATCTGCCTTTGGTTCAGCTGTTGAGTACATGAGGAGCCTCAACAATTAATAACCTATAAGCATATTTATTATGATTTTTAACGCCGCAGTCACCACTACCACTCGTGAGTTCATTCTCCCGAAGGTATACGACCAAGTAACAACTGGAACTCCAGGACTTATGACTTTCCTAGGGAAGCCAAAGGAATGGACTTCAGGAACCTCTTACAAGTTTGCTATCAAGTACCAGGACACCACTAACGGTGGAAACATGGGTATTGCTGATAAGCTCGACTCAGACCGTCAGAACGTACGTGTTCAGGCTGAATTCAACCTTAAGGCGGCTAACAAGCCTGTCGTGGTTGCAATCGCTGAAACTACTGCAAACATGGGTGATGAACAAATTGTGAACCTACTCGATACTGAGTTTGATTCACAAGCTCAATCACTTATGAACGTGATGGCTGAAAACCTTTACACTGGAAACGGTACAGGTAATGACTGGGACTCACTTGCCAACTGTGCATCAGACTCAACTCTGTTCGCTACATACGGTAATCTCTCACGTTCTACCTACACTGCATTTGAAGGCTACTACCTCGCTTCAGCTGGTGCTTTGACACTTGCTAAGCTTGCTACTGCTGACGATGCAACTACTGTTGGTGTAGATTCACCAGACCTTGCTCTTACCACTAAGGCAATCTGGTCAACTTACGAAAGTCTTCTTACTCCATCAGTACGTGCTAACTTCTCAACAAGTGGCTACCCACGTATGAATGCGTTTGGTGGCGTACCTTCAGGCCCAACTCTCGGTGCTGGACAAGGCTTCGTGTACCTCTCATTCCGTGGTACTCCAATCGCTAAGGATGAACAAGTACCTTCAGGTAAGCTCTTCCTTACAAACACTAAGGCTTTCGGTTTCGTAGGCTTTAACTACCAAGATGAATCTATCGTAACTGCTAACTTCAAGGCGACTTCAGATGCTACACCATCAGGTGTTCCAGGCAACGTAAAGTCTACTCGTGGATTCCAATTCCGAAAGATGATGAATCCTGTTGACCAGCTTACAAAGGTGGGATACCTCATCTACGCAGGTAACTTCGTAGGTACAAACCCACGTCTTACTGGTTCACTAGCAGGTGCATCTTAGTCGCACTCGTAGTGATGTTAATTAGTAGAGTTTAGCTCAAAAATATATGAACACAATCTCAATGCAAAGCGTTTACCAAACTACTACCGCTCGTGGACAGTTTAAGCTCGGAGAACGAGCAATGACTGCTGACGGACGTGAATGGCAGTTTGTACGTGCTCAGTCAACTCTTGCAACTTCTTTGGTAGCAGTACCAGATGCAGTTACTTCAGCTGACCTTTTCAGTTCTTCAACTGATAACCAAGGACGTATTGTCTACCTTACTCGTGCTGCTTCTTCTATGACTACTGGTCAATTTGAAGATGCTGTCGGTGTAGTAGATGATGGTACTGGTGTTGGACAGACATTCAAGATCCGTACTAACAATGCAACCACTTTGACTCTTTACCCAGAATCAGCTCTCGGAACTGCTCTTTCAGTAGCAGACTCAGACCTCACTCTTATGACTATGAGTTACTGTGACCCAGCTGCTATCACTTCTAAGAAGCAGATGGCACAAGGTATCGCTCAAGCTTCATTTGCTGCTGCTGACTACGGTTGGATTCTCACAAATGGTGTAGGTCGTGTAATCGCTGGTATTGCCCTAGGTGTTGGTGCTGGTTTCACAACTGGTGACGATACTGTTGGTCAAGTAACTATTGGTGTAACTACCAACGGTCCATTTGATGCACAAAACCTCGGATATGGCATTGTAGCTAACGCTGCTGCTGACCAAGGTGCTCTCGTGATGGCTATCGTTCGATAGTGTCTCGCTTCTCCCCCTATAGTGTGAAGACTGGGGGGAGGGTGCGGTACATTACCGCCAGGGGAAAGACAAAGCCTCTGTTATCAAACTAGAAGAAAATAAAATGGATCAAAATCAAAATGATTATCGAGTAGTTACGTTTCATAACAAGACTGAACTCGATTTCACTCCTGAAGTAGGTGCGATGTACGATAGTCGCCCCATCTTTGGTACTTCAGGCCAACCGTGCATTAAAGCCGGGGAAAGCATCGTACTTCCCTACCATGTCGGACGTTTACTCGCAAAGAACTTGGCTAAGTTAGTAATGACTAAGCAGGCTCCTATAGCAGATGCTGCTGGAATCCCTACCGGAGTACCACTCTGGGATGAGAACAAGCTAGAAACGCTTCGGATGTCATTCCTAACGGACTTGTACACTGAAGAAAAACCAGCACCAGCTAACGAGACAGACCGTCTTATGGCTAAGGTAGAGGAATACAAGGCATTAGTTGAAAAGCTAATTCCTGGAGCAACTGAAACAAAAGAAAGTGTTGGAGACCTAGAGTCATCAGAGACACCTTCAACATTTAGTGACAAGGCAGAAGTAATTGCAGAACTGAAGAAACGTGAAATCACCTTTGACGCTCGCAAGAGTAAAGCAGAACTAGAAAAACTAATCGTCTAACGGCGAAAGCCAGTACGCACAGACGGTTGCGGAGATGCAAGCTCTCCTATTGGCTAACGATATATGGATACACAAACAATCGAAAAACAGAAAATGGATTCACTCAAGTCTCTTGCAGAGACAAATATTGAGGTGAGCAAGGCAAAAGAGCTGCTATTCAACTTCCGTAAGGAGGAAAGTGTGTATCTAGAGGAACGTGAAGCGAAGACACTGGCACTAGTCCAAAAGATTATGGACGAAAGTCAAGAAGTGCTTAAGGGTGCCTTCAAGAACTACGAAGAAATCCAGTCCCTTAGTCGAGAATCGTCTCAATTTGCTACCTTTTTAACAGAATTGTACGCAGATTTCACTGGATTGCGTACTCTCTTTGAAGAAAAGACAGCTGAATGGGAGAAATCAGTCAAGGAGACTGAAAAACAACTGGAAGAAGTGAAGAAGCAGATAAAAATTGACCAGGTACAGATAAAAAATGACCGAGAATCTATCGCTCGTGAAAAAGTTTTGCTTAAACAAGAGAAACGCAAGATGGCAGACGAACGAGAAACATTAGTCCGAGCTATTAACAGACTTAAAAATAACAAAATCTAATATGGCAGATAGAATTGCAATTATTGCACCAATGAGTGCAGCAAATACACCAAGTATCCTCACTTCAGCTGGAACTGCTCTCGCGGCTAATTCTGTCCGTGGAGCGTGGCAAATCCAAAACCTAGGGACTAACCCACTTTTCCTTCTAATGGGCTCTGGTGCCTCTTCTAGTGTCTTTCATGCAGTGTTAAAAGGCGGCTCGGTAGCTGATGACGGTCTCGGAGCTACATTTAGTCAGGAATCTGGTTGTGTATACACGGGAATCGTCACTGTAGCTGGAACATCACCACGGTTCACTGTTACTGAACTAACTCAATAAATATGCTAGAACAACCATCATCAGTACCCACAAGTAAAGAAGTTGCAAAGTCACTTGAAGCGGCTCGTAACAATGTGTCTGTTCTTGAAGCTGAAGCAGTTCGTTTGGATCGTCTCGTTGTTTCGCAAAAACGTGAACTTATCTCACAAGAAGGTGCTAAGAGAGATATTGAAGACTTAATTGCAGTAGCAGAAGGCAAACTAGCAATACTTGATACTCAAATTGAAAGTCTAGAAGCCTCAAAAACAGCCATTGAAGCTAGTATTGAAGCCAAGAAGACTGAACTGGATGAAAGAGAATTAGCAGTTTCAGGACGTGAAACTGAAGTCGCTGCTAAGGAAGCAGGTCTTCTTAGTCGAGAGGTTGACCTTAAAAAAGCAGAAGAAGACTATTCAGATAAAAACGAAGCTTTCCACCTTGTCCGTGACCATTACTTTGGAAAAATTGATAGCATTAAGCAAATTGTAAGCACTCTATGATTTCATCACCTGGAATATTTGAGTTCACTGACCTCACGGATGTACCGCATACCTTTCTTGGCTCTGCCTTGAAGGTTGTTTCGGTAAATGCCGGAGAAACTGGACTTGAATTTACTACAGGTGGTAGTGGAGGTGTCCCCGGAGGATTAAATACTCAAGTTCAATTTAATGACAGTGGAGCTTTTGGTGGAGATGCCGAGCTAACCTATGATAAAACAACAAATATTCTTACAGTAGGAGGTGCAGTTCATACTGCCGCTATTCAGGCTCACACCTCAGCAGGACTCACCCTTGAAACTCAGGGAGGGGCTGACATTGCTCTATTTGGTGCTGGAGGTGGTCAAAACGCTACATTCTATGACGGAGTAAAACTAAACGCCCAAACAGCCTCAAGAATCCTCTCAACAGATGCTAGTAGTAATATCACAGCTTTAGATACAGCAACTTACCCATCTCTTACTGAACTTACCTATGTAAAGGGAGTCACCAGTGCTATCCAAACGCAATTAGGAGGAAAGCAAGATACTCTTGTTTCTGGCACCAACATTAAGACCGTAAATGGTAATACACTACTTGGTAGTGGTGACTTGACCATTTCTAGCTCGGTAGCATGGGGAGGTATTACAGGCACTTTATCATCACAAACAGACCTCCAAACAGCTTTAGACGGTAAGGTAGACGAAAATGCAGCTATTGTAGGCGGCACAAATACAAAGATTACTTACGATACAAAAGGTCTCGTTACCGCAGGTGCAGCCGCTACCACCGCAGATATTAACGACTCTTCTAACCGCAGGTACGTAACAGACGCACAACTCACCGTTATAGGAAATACCAGTGGTACAAATACAGGTGATCAGACTTCAATTGTTGGTATTACAGGCACTATTGCTCAGTTTAATACAGCATTAACAGATGGAGACTTTGCTACTGGTGGGGGAACAGTTACAGGTACCTCTTCTGGTACCAACACAGGTGACCAAAACCTGTTTCAAACAATAGCAGTATCAGGTCAATCTAACGTAGTGGCTGACTCTACTACAGATACCCTTACTTTAGCAGCTGGCTCTAACATTACTATTACTACAGATGCAACAACAGATACAATAACAATTGCTGCCTCTGGTGGCGGTGTATCAGACGGTGACAAGGGGGATATTACCGTTTCAGGTTCTGGTACCACTTGGACTATTGATAACGGGGTAGTAACTGCTGCAAAGACATCAATTACAGGTACTCCAGATGGTACGAAATATTTACGAGACGACTTCTCTTGGCAGACGGTAGCTGGGGGTAGTGGATTAACAAATGCTCAAGTTTTGGCTAGAGCTTCACTTTGCGTATGATTATACTTGATAATACAACAGAAATATTAGAAATGACCACTACGGCGGCTGTTTCAACAGACTACTACGTTTCTTATGCTGATATAACCTCTTCTGCATTTACCGCAGGTGCTTCTGACGGAAACGTGGCCACTGCAACTACAACAACAATACTCTCTGCACCAGCAGCATCTACCCAGAGACAAGTTAAATACGTTGCAATTCGTAACCGTTCTACCACATCATCACAGACTGTAACTATCAAACATGATACCTCGGGAACAGAACGGTATATAACAGCAGACGTGGTCTTGGCTGCAGGTGAAACACTTACGTATACTCAAGATTTAGGGTGGGTAGTAAAGAATAAAAACGGTATAGATAAGACAATTGATACAACTACTATTGGATTTACTGGTATTCCGTTTGAAATATACAAAATTGGTACAGCAGCCGAAGCTATCGGTAACTTCTATTCTTATGCTAAAGACACAGGCTTTCCCGGTGCCTACTCACTCGGTGCTCCTGGTGTAAATGGATGGTGGGTAGATGCTTCTCAAGCCACAAACGCTGCTAACCCAGCAGGGGCTACGCAAGTAGGCGTCCAACAACTCCCTAATCCAGCTTCAGGTTCATATTACATGGTACCGCCAATCATTACCTCTTCGGTAGGGCATCTCTTTGAAGTGTACGATATTGTCTGGTACAACACTGGAATTGCGGTAACAACTACTACTGCTCAAGCTATTGCCCAGCCGGGAGCCTCTAAACCATCTCGTGATAATCAAGGCTCTACTAACGGAGAGGGTTGGATGGCTGGTATTTTAGTCACTACTGCAACCACAAACGCAGGAGCAATTACAAACACTACGCTCAACTACACTAATTCAGACGGTACTGCAACTAGAACAGGAACAATCTCATCATTCCCAGCTACGGCGGTTATTGGCACGTTTGTACCGTTTCAATTAGCCGCTGGAGATAGGGGAGTAAGAAGTATTGAAGGTGTCACCCTAGGTACTTCTTATGGTGGTGGTGCTATATCACTTGTCATGTACCGCAAGTTATTTTCAATACCTAACACGATTGTGAACATGGGAGCAATCGGACAGGCGTACACTACAGACCCAACAGGTATTAGAATTTACAACGGTACTGCACCGTGGTTTGTACATCGAGCATCAGCTACTACCGCGACAACCATTGCTGGTTCTTATAGAATAATTGAAAGATAATATGACAAACGCACTACGAGACAGCAATCATGTGACGACAAAACTTGGAGTGCTGTTTTCTGATGGCACAACACTTGTACCAATCGTGATCAACCCTACTAATGGTGGATTCATGGTAAACACAACAGACACACTTCAAGTAGCAGTGACACAAGATGCTCTTGGAGACGAAAACTTTGTAGATGTTCTTCTTGGAGAAAACTCAGTAGACGGAACCACAATACCAGTGTATGTGGACACAGACGGAGCTATTTTAATAGACACCTAGTAATATTAACTTTATGACGGATGCAATTCGAGACAACAACCATATTCCAGTCGCACTAGGTGTTTCTAGTGTGGACAACGTAACCCCACTACCTTTTAAAATCGATCCTGTCACTGGTCGTGTCCTTACTGACTCAGCTGGGGGTGGCGGATACACGAACCTCACTCAATTTGTCGAACAGACCGCCTGGAGAATGTTTTATTCTAACGGCAGTGGCGATGTGACAGAACTAGCACTTGGAGCTAACGGTGAAGTACTAACCTCAGCCGGACCAGCTGCTATTCCAACCTGGACTGCTGTTGGTGGTACCGGAACTGTTACCTCAGTTGGATTTACAGGAGGTATCATCTCAGTCGCAACCGCAACCACTACTCCAGCCTTCACTGTCGCTGGTACATCAGGCGGTGTAGTCTACTTCTCAAGTGCTAGTACCTGGGCTTCTTCAGCTGCTTTAACAGCTAACTCAATCATGATTGGTGGAGGGGCTGGAGTCGCTCCTGCAACCATTACAACCGGGACTGGTGTACTGACAGCTTTAGGGGTCAATGTGGGCTCTGCTGGGGCATTTGTGACGTTTAACGGTGCTCTAGGGACTCCATCATCAGGTACAGTAACTAACCTCACCGGTACCGCTTCTATTAATATCAACGGTACCGTGGGAGCTACTACACCTACCACTGGAGTCTTCACCACTCTTGTAGCTGGCTCTACAACTTCACTGCTTCTTGGAACTGCCGGTTCAGCCGTTGGTAACATTGGATTTCGTAACGCAACCTCAGGAACAATTACACTAGCTCCAGTCGCTGGTGCATTGGGAACAGTGACACTTACACTTCCAGCTGCAACAGATACCGTAGCGGTACTCGCAACTTCACAAGCCTTCACAAACAAAACCTACAACGGCCTGACTCTTACTTCAACTACTGGTACTTTTACCTTGGCTGCTGGTAAAACATTGACAGTAAACAACACAATCACATTCACTGGTACTGACAGTACTACCATGACGCTACCTACAACGTCTAAAACTCTAGCTGCTAATGACGGATCTAACTGGACCTTTACTTCTCAAGCTATTGGAGACCTTGTCTACGCTACGTCTACTACCGCCTTTGGTCGCCTAGCAGCCGTTGCTCTCGGTAGCGTTCTTACTTCAGCCGGTACAGGTACTGCTCCAGTATGGAACTCAGCTCCACAGATTACGACTATTGAACTAGGGCATGCTACAGATACAACACTCAGCCGCTCTTCTGCTGGAGTTATCGCAGTAGAAGGAGTAGTTATTCCATCTATCTCTAGTACAAATACCCTTACAAACAAGCGTATTACTAAGCGTACAGGAACTACCACATCAAGTGCTACGCCTACAATCAACACTGACAACGTAGATTACTATTCAATTACAGCACAGACAGTAGATATTACTTCAATGACTACTAACCTCTCTGGTACACCTACAACTGCTCAACAGCTACGCATTGATATTACAGGTACAGCCGCACGAGCAATTACGTGGGGTGCTTCTTTTGCAAATGGTCCTGTTGCACTGCCAACTACAACCGTTACTACCACTCGTCTATATGTGTTGCTTGAGTGGGACGGATCGATATGGCGATGTATGGCTTCAGGTTCAACAGTTTAATTAACATAAAAATATGTCAGAAATAAACATTAAAATCACCGCTTCATTACAAGACTTCTCAGTTTTTGCTGACGAGTTAGGATACCTAACAGAAGTAGCTAAAACACCAGAAGAATTGGCTCTTTTAATAGAACCGATTGCACTTGAAGACAGAGTAAAGCCAAACCCACAGTCAAAACAACAGTTCCTAGAGGAATACTTCAAACGTATTACTGTAGGTGAACTGTACAAACGAAAAGCACAAGTAATTGACGTACAGGTAAATCAAGCAAAAGAAACAGAAAAATCTAATCTTAAAACAGCTATTGAAGCGGCTGTTGGTGTAACTTCACAAGTGTAGCATGGCACTAGCGTTTGATTCTGGTATATACGCACAAACATCGGCTTCTTCGCCGCTGACTTTTGCATTTAATAATGCAGCTGGGAATGTTGTATATGTGATGGGAACGGACACTAACACTCCTGGGGCCTCTTTAGTCACTGGGGTGACCTATGGCGGTGTAGCAATGACTAAAATTGGTGAATTAGATGCAAATGCTTCTCTCAATGATAGAGCTATTACCGTCTGGAGATTAGTGGGGCCAGCAACAGGTTCAAATAACGTGGTGGTGACTGCCTCGGCAGGGAATAATTTTCGTTTCCATGCTCTGTCCTACTCTGGTGCAGACCAAACCACACCAGAAAATGGAACAGATACTTCTACAGGCACATCAGTATCTACAATTTCAACTGATATTACTACCACCATAGATAATTGTTGGATGGTACAGTTTTCTAAAGACCAAAACGGTGGTAGAACATACACAAGTACTACAGGTGATACTATACGTCTTAATGCAGACGCTGGTGGTCACTACGTTGTTGACACAGGAGCAGCTATTACTCCAGCAGGGTCTAATACTATGACTTCTACTATGACTTCTGTAAATGGTATCGGGGCTGTTGCTTGGGCAATTAGACCATCAGGTGGTGCTGTTAACACAACCAACTTCTTTTACATGACATAATCATATGAATAACACCAACTTTTCATTAAAAGACATGATAATCGAAGTTCGAAACGAACAGAAGATTAGTAACGATGCTCATATCAAGATGTCTGTTACGCTTGAAAGTATGGAAATGCAGATGAAGAAATTTCTGGCTATTTCTGAAGACCACGAAGCAAGACTTGTAAAACAAGAAGGGTTCCAGGGTAAAGCGATGTTAGTCTGGGGCTTTGCAATCTTTCTGATGACCACCGTTGCTCATAAGGTGTTAGCAAATATAAATCTATGACACCTGAAACTAAAAGAGAAATAGATGCTCTCAAACGTGAGATTGCTGACCTTAAAAAACAGATTCCTAATGGTCGTATTAATACGATAATGACATCTAAAGATGATTCTAACGCCTACCGTGCTGTTCAACGTGCACTCATCACCAGTGACCTTACTATCGGTAACGGAGGCCAGACAGCCGTCAATGTCTCTTCTATTCTGACTTTAAACTCTCGTAATAAAGGATTTCTACCACCTCGGACTAATGACCTCACGATTATTGCTAATCCAGCTGAAGGTATGATTGCTTACGCCTCAGACTACGAAGCTCTGATGGTGTATAACGGTCAAACATGGGGAATGACAATGCCTCGGTATACAGATACTCAGATGTTAGCCATTACTTCTCCACTTGAAGGTATGGCCGTCTACAATACCACTCATGACGGTCCTGAATGGTATGCAAACGGTACGTGGGGCTTTGTTCTACCTACTGTGACCACAACACAACGCAACGCATTAACAGCTCCAGTCCAAGGGCAAATGGTGTTTAATACCAGTACTGACAAATTAAACGTCTACGCTAATGGAACCTGGGAACAGGTAACCTCTGCTTAATATGATTAACCACTTTCCACCAGTAGATAAAGGATATACATACCTCCAAACAAACCGCGGAGATGATATTGGTAGTATGTGGTCTTCAATGAACTTGGATTTTCAGAGCAACTATGGTGTGTTACGAGTTTCTCCCCGGCTACTTCTCGGTGCAAGTGTAGCTACTGATGCTTCATTTACACTACCTATGGCTATTAAAGAGTTTGACACGGCTCTTTGGGCACTAGCTGGTACCAAAATCTACAAAAATGCTACAACTGAGCCTAATGAATCTTGGGCAGCGGATGCTTCTTCTGGTGCAGTGACAACATACGATGATGACGAATCAGACATGGAGACATTCGATGGCCGTCTTTGGGCATCTAATGATGCTGGTCTGTACGCTAAGGTATCTAATGGGTCTGGTTCTGGGGCTTGGTCTTTAATCACAGCTACTCCAAACGCAGGATTGCTACAGTATTTTCGTAAATTTAATCGATTGTACATCTCAGAAGCCACTTCACAAATAACCTCTATCTCAGATGCTGACGTGTATGCCTCTACTGACGACTATACTATCACCCTACCTGTTCAATTCTCTGTAATGTGTATGTGCGAGACGGCTGATTCTATTTGGATTGGAACAGCGAATACACAGGAACTTAGTGGTCGCGGCTCAGTCTTTCGCTGGGATGGTATCTCAGCTCAAGCTACAGAACGGTACTATCTTGAAGGTAACGAAATCCTTTCTTTGCAGACTAAAAATGACATACCGTATGCCGTAGATTCAAACGGTATTCTCTATGAATTTACTGGTTCCTCTTTCAGTGAAATAGGACGTTTTCCTTTTATCAAGACTATGCCCGGTGGAGTTAGTACTAGTGTATCTAATGCACGGTTTATTCATCGACACGGTATGGTAGCTACTAAGGATGACACGTTACTACTCAATATAAGCAGTAAGTACGAAGATCTAAATAACACCACACCAGAGAACTGTCCATCAGGAATCTGGGAATGGTCAAAAGACTTTGGTCTCGTACACAAGTATTCTGTTGGTTATACTCCACGAGAAACTACTACTATCACTGACTATGGTCAGTATGCTACCTGGAGACCAGGAGCACTTGCTAATATCAATATTGGTAACGACTCAGGTGACAAGAATGGCTCACTGCTTTGTGGTGCTCAGTATTACACTGACGCTACCACAGGAAACCCTACAAACTTTGGACTTTTCTATGATGACTACAACGATTTAATTCAAAAGAAGGGCTACTTTGTTACAACTTGGTTTAACTCAGATGAAATTCAAGACCAGTGGCAGAGACTATGGACTGTCTACCGAAAATTCTCAAGTTCAGATAGTTCAATCGTTATGAAGTACAGAACTACTGATGCAGAACCTGTATACGCCGATATTACCTGGGTAAATACTACCTCATTCACTACTACTACAGACATCACAGGATACGGACCGACAGCCACTGGCTTCAACGGTACAATCGGTGGTGAAGTAGAATTTACTCAGGGAACAGGTAGTGGTGCATGTGTACATATCACTAATATTGTTAACAATGCAGGTACATATACTGTTACAATAGATACAGCTGTTACTGGTGTAACCACTGGAGCAGGCAGAGCACGTTTTCAGAAGTGGATAAAACTGAATCCGGCTGAAACACAGAACCAAGTGAAAGAATTTTCTTCAATGGGAATCGACACTTTCAGTCCAAGTATTCAAATCAAAGGCTGTCTTACATTTACTGGCCCCGATGAGTTCAAGAAGATGGCCCTCGTCAGTAACGAAGATATTAAAATAACATCTTAGCCATGAAAACCTTCACACAACTTAGAAATAGTACAGCACAATTCTGTAACGTCTCCACGTCTGATACTACTACTATGTCCATCATAGATGGATACCTTAACGACTCAGTACGAACTATCTGTAACCTCCAGGGTGGCAAATTACGCTTTCTAGAGGCTACTAAGGATATGGATACGGTAGCTAGTCAGGCTGCATACCAGACACCTAATAAGTTCCGTAAGCTTATTAGTGTCATTGTATACAGTGGTACTGGCTCTTCTTCTGACACTATCTACACACCTGAAATGGTGTTTGACCCAGTACGTTGGAATCAGATCCAGCAAGCTCGTCTCGGTGAGTCTGATGTACCATACTTTACCTACGTTGAAAATCAAAAATACTACATCTACCCTACGCCATCTACTTCTGGTAACAAGATTACTCTTCGAGGTCGTCTCAATGTCCGTGACTTAGGTATTGCCGACTACACAACTGGTACGATTACCTCTATCGCTAATCAAGAGACTGCTCTAGTAGGCTCTGGCACAACCTGGACAGCTGACATGGTAGGCCGTTACATTCAAATCAACCAAACTACAGCGGCTAATGGTGGCGATGGTTTCTGGTACGAAATTGGTGGCTACGTTTCTGCAACTGCTCTGACTCTTCTCAAACCATACGAAGGTACTGCCATCTCAGCTGGTTCTGCCACTTATACTATTGGGCAAGTACCACCTATTCCTGAAGCATACCAAATGGCTATCCAGTTCCGGGCTGTTGCTCTTTACTGGCAAAATAAAAATGACCTCACTCGCTCTAAAACGTACTGGATGCAATATGACGGTGGGAACGAGGCTGGCTACAGTAACGCTTACGGTGGTCTTATTGGACAAATGCTTGATAACGAAGGTGAGACTGAAGAAGGGGCCTATCTACCACCGTTTGGCAGTAATTCAGTCCTACCACAGGCACCGTATTATGAATCTTATCAGCAAGCTAGTGGCTTTTAATTATCAACTATATGAATCCTAAAACTACATACACAAAAAATCTCACACCAGCTCTGACTAATATTCGTAGTACTCCATCGAAGGTACCTACAGCAAGTTCAAAGCTAACGCTAGGTACTTCACCAGCTAATACATACAAGAGTAACCTAGCTAATCCACCTGTTTCTAGTGCCTGGAAGCAGTTAGGTGCTACTAAATCGATTGTAGGCCCAGCCAGCTCTCCAAGAATAGTACCTAAAGCAGGCCCGGTACAACCTCCTAAACCAGTAACTACTGGGGCTCTTGCCTCATCACCGTCTGCTACAGGAGCTTCTGGTACTACTATTACACCAGCCAAACAAGCCTACATGGACCAACTCAACAGTATTAAAGACACCGCCAGTACTGTGCAATCTCAACTCGATGCTCGAAACGCTAAGACTGAGGCACCAAAGAAACAAGAATCAGAGTACCTCAAGTACTTACGCTCTATGTTTAACCCTGAAGAAGCTAAGCTCAAAGCTGAGGCTTCAAATGCTGCTGCTCAACGTCTAGCTGATGTTCAAAGTGAACGTGAAAAGGTAGATCTTGAAGCAAGACGTAAATATGAAGAATTACTAGATGCTTCTGGTGGACTAAAGGCTGGGGCCCAAGAATCAGCTACTATGGACCGAAGACGAAGTAACCAAGAACTAGCTGACCTTGCCCTATCTGAAAGTGCCCTATCTCGCTCTGCAAATGTTGCTCTCGATGCCTACAACCAGGCTCTTAACGCTGGAAAATCTATCTACGATGCTGAAGAAATCATGAGAAAGGAAGAAGAATCACCACTTACTCTAGAGGAAGCACAGTCACTAGGACTACCGTTTGGAACTACTCTGGCACAAGCTCGAGCTAGTGGAATCGTGCCTGGGGCTGGTGGAATGACTAGCTACACTCCCGGTAACGCTACCGTAGACTCATACATCGCTAATATCCAAAGTGGCTCAATGAAGATGAGTGACATTCCTGAAGAATACCTCGCAGCTGTCTCTCAAGGGCTCTCTACCCAGCCTAAGCAACGCTCACAAATTAACCAGCAAGCTACCTCAGTAATTGACGAACTCCTTGCTAATCCTAAACTTGACCGTATCTTTGGCCCAGCTGACCAGTATGTAGGTGGTTTCATTGGAGATGCTGCCGTAGCTAAGAATAAATTCAACCAACTCAAGGGACTACTTTCACTTGAAAATATCAAGTACCTGAAGGGAACTGGTGCCATCTCTGATGCTGAACAACGACTACTTGCTAATGCTTCAACTGCTCTAGGACGTAACCTCGGAAATACACAAGCACGACAGATACTAGCTGACCTCAAGAAAGAACTAGAAACTCTCTACGTTCCAGGTGGAGACATGGGTGGAGCAAACCAAGGAGACGAAGCTTTATACGCATTTTAAGCAGGTAACATTATGCAGCCACAACCTCTCGACCAAGATGTCGTAAACCTCACTAAGGCTATCAGAAAGCAAGAGAGTAACGATAACTTCACTGTCCGAAGTAAGGACGGGAGTTTTGGTGCATATCAATTTATTAAACCGACCTGGGATGCTACCGCACCTAAATATGGTGTCAACGCTGAATGGGATAAAGCTACCCCAGAACAACAGAATAAGGTTGCATACCACCAGGTGAAAGAATGGAAAGATAAGGGCTACAACGTAGGCCAGATTGCTTCTATGTGGAACGCTGGTGTTGGTCGACCTAATGCCTATAAGGAAAATCTACGTGGTACTAATAGTGCT